GAAAAAGAACTAAAGCTAAATATTTCTTTTGATTCCACTGGAACATCTTATGGATACTCTACAACAAATTACGATAACTTCGTAACTATCAAAGTAAATATTGGTAAAAGAGATTTATCTAAAATTTTAATGCTACACGGAATGCAACTTCTTAAAGTTAACAAAGAATCCCTCCTACTTGATTCTGAGTAAGAGGGATTTACTGCGTCGAACCTACTACCGAACGATTTCGTGCCATCCGATCTAATCAACTTAGCTGAAGGTACAAAACAACCCACCCTCGGAGAGAGTGAGCCTGAAATAAGATATAAAATGAAAGTAGCCCCGGTTAAGGCTATGATTCCATTCTACAAGAACATAGTTTTTATTTCAACAAAAAATCCACCCTATTCTGCCTAGAGTGAATTTAGCAAAGAAGTGTAAATGAAAAAATAAACTTTGTGGGTATGAAACCAGATTACACCTTTTATTAATTAAATTCAACAAATTTATGACGGTTTTCTAATCAATAATATCTAATAAATAGTAATCATGTTAAAATATAAGAATCGAAGAGTATTGGCACACTTCCCCAAGTATTACCGCCAAATACTCTTCGTAAAGTATTGCACGCATCTATTAATCTATAGTATAAACTAAATTACTGCAAGTAAAATGAACATTTTTATGTACAAGCCCGCCAAAGCGGGCTATTTATTTATAAAAAAATACCACTCCCATTGCGGAGTGGTATTTTTGTGATTTGGATATACTAAACGATTAACTTGAAACGTCATTTTTGAACATCAGTTTCATAGATCCATCCAGAAATACCCTCAAGCTTATACTTACGATAACTAGTACCTGTACCAACATTCACTGGTGCAATATCGATTGTATCGACTTTTTTTACACTTTTTGATTTCTGAGCAGATGTCAATAGCGTTCCCTCTACTGTTCTCTGTGCTGCTGCTTTAAATTTAACAATTTCACCATTAGAAATATAGGTAGTTGTTGGAGACCACTTCTCCAGATCACGTTCTAAGGTCCAGTGATTAATAATTGTAGGTGTTTGAACTTGTTTTACAAATACTAAATTATGCTCACCATTTCGACCGGTGTCGTCATACTTAACACCCGTTACTTTTCCAGCAAGTTTCTTATCGTTATCACTAATTAAGTCACCATTAAAGTAATGAGTGGCATTGTTTTTGATATAAACAACGTCATCCACTTTGTACTTAAATGGAGGATTAGCGCCCTTTAATCGGTAAAAGTATACTGGCAATCCACTATAATCTCCCATCCAATTTGTAGCTGGTGTCGTTACGATTCCATTTTTTCCGCCTCCTAAGGTACAATGAATAATATTTGTACTATCAACAAAAACCCCAGTGTGTCCATCCGAACCGCCAGAGTTTCCCTTGTACCCTGCAACAAAAATGTCCCCCCGTTTCACTTCAGAACGAGTAATCGAAGTAAGCAATTTACCTTCTAACGCAAATAGTGAGTCTGTATTTCCAATCCCTGTACCCGAAGGTAAGAAACCTCCCGCAATCAATGAGAAATACACAGCCGAACTACAGTCATAACTGTTTGGTCCTAAACGTGAGTTCATTGAATAAGTTACTTTACCTTCTCGATCCTTAAACCATTTGATCATATTTTCGATACTAGCCATTTTTAATTTCCCCTCTCTTTTAACCATGCGTCCATGGTGAACGTACGTCCTTAATTAAAGGATAAACCATAACGGGTATAGAAAGAGGTCAAACCGATAACCAGCCTAATCTTTTTGCGATTTCATTAATAAATTCTGCATCTCTTCTCTTTATAGTAGATTCGCTTAGAAAAGTTTCCGAAGCTACAACCGCTATACATTTCTTAGAATGTCCGTTGTAATACTTCACATAAAATATATCTCTAACATCAAGTGTTGAATCTTCTAGAACACCATTGACCACTCTTAAAAATGATTTGTAAAACAAAATTTGATTCATTGTCCAACTTGGATTTTCTTCACCTAATGGGTACTCCATATAAGGATTTCTATCAGTTGCAATAATATCCGAGAACTCTCTAAACGTTTTTTCAATTTTTTTATATTGCCATAATATACTGCGAATGTGTGCCCTAGTTTCATTAGTCATGCTAACAACTCCTATCAATGGTTTGCAATTATTTACGAAATTGTTTTAAGGTAATTTGTTGTTGTTCAATGCTTTCTGTAGTGCAGAAACCATGCTCGAAACAGGACTAATAATACCGTCTGGCATAGTACCCAATCGTTTTTGGAATGCTTTGATAGTCGCTTGGCCCATTAGACCATCTTGTGTTACACCCAAATACTTTTGCAATGCCACAACAACATTTGATCCAATCAAAGAACTATCGAATTGAGCAGCATAAACGTTCTGATTAAACTTTTGCTTGTATTGGTGGCTTATAATGCCATCTTTACCCGCAGTATCAAAGTATTCTTGCAAGCGTCTCGCCGTAGCATTGCCGAATTGTCCATCGATTGCTAAATGAATCATCTGAGGGTTGTTTTCGGTAGGTTTAACATCACCAGATGCAACAATTCGATAAAAATGATGCGTTAACCGGGTACTCATGTATGAATCATGGCTATCTGTATGGATTCCGTTCCAATAAAACGAACAATGAATGAAACTCTTATTGCTTAGGAAAATACCTGTATGCCCACCTGACCCATTAGACTGACCAGGAGTACCAGCAACGAAGATATCTCCTCGTTTCACTTCTGATCGGCTGATTTTTTTCAGTTTAGTACCTGACATTGCAAATAATGTTTCTGTGTTTCCCATCGATTCGCTAGGTAAGAACCCGCCAGCTATCATGGAAAAGAACACTGCAGAAGAACAGTCATAGCTTTTAGGTCCTAAGCGACTTGTCATTGAGTAGGTTACTTTACCTTCACGATCAGTCATCCATTTAATCATTTGTTCAATATTCATTTTGATCATCCTTTCAAATTAAAAAGAGTAGCTAACAGCTACTCCTTCTTGTCGGTAAACTCCTGTCCATCACCATAATCTGGTTTTTGTTCATCTTGATACTGACTGCTAGCGATATTCAAGAACACACCAGCTAAAGTTGCAGCAGCCGTGATCGTTCCAACAATGATTTCTGTTGAGAATCCATATAAACCTCCTAAAGTTACGATAAATGCCGTGACACCTGGCACGCCAACGGTTAAAACTTTTTTAGCTAAATCATACTGTTTATTAGTTAATTTCATGATAGTTCCTCCTAATGTTCATCTATTTCTTTTTGTTGCAAAATACCTTCATCACGTACATTCAAATTAGATACCTTAGCACGCAATGTGTCGCCAGTTCCATTTCCGCCTAGATTCTTATAGGCTTCAAATAGATAATCAAAGTTGTTCAACTCACCAACAGTGATATACCCACGCTTGATATACTCATCCGCTTTATTCCATATTTGATTATGGAGTGAAGCCTTCTCAGCTTTGACGATTTTCTGGCTTCTGACCTCAGCCATCGCCTGATAATCCTCTACATTTTTAAGGCGTTTATCTTGTTCCGTATTTGCCGTTTCTAAGGCGGTGATTGTTTGTTCCCTAAGATCGTTCTCGGCCCTTTTGGCTTTAACTAGTTTAGTGACCCATGTACCAACTCGCCAAAGGGTAGCCAATAATCCACTACCAAATAGTGCTGCCCAGAAACTATTAATTTCTATTAATTCTTTCATTCTGATTTCCCCCAACTGAACATATGCCACCTACTTTCTGAAACAAAAAGCAACCGACTGTTAAGCCGATTGCTCCTGCCACTACATATCCCACTACTTTGTTTCTTCTTGCTTTTTTGCGTTGGTGACAATTTCTGCAACATCTTCACGAATTGATGAAGGCACGCTCTCAATTGTTCGTTTGCCTTCAATGATGTGAGTCGCATATAACATTTCTAGCGCTGAATAGCTCATCATTTTTTCCTCCTTATCTGCTTAGTAACATATCAGACAAAGTTAGCAAAGCTTCCTCTGCCATTTCCTGACGTTGCTTCAATTCTTCATTTTCTAGTTTCAATAAATCAAACTCAGACGGTTCAATCTCGGTATTTTCATCAACAATTGATTGAATGAATGCATCCATTTTTAGCGGATCATCCCCAAATTCTTCGTGGGCTATGACTTCAAATAAAGAACTCAGATCCTTTGACATTCGTCCATTGATTATACATTCTTCAATATATCTTTCTTTAAACTCATCTAACACGCTATCCCTCCTTATGAAGCCGAATATACGCACGATAGATTCAGCCATGCACCTATTGGAACATTGATCATGGATGTTGTTCCATATCGACTGATGGTAATTTGTCCATTTGATTTTATTTTAAGCAAGAACGTATTAATACCAGAGCCGTTCACCCTGAAGTTAATATCTTGCGTGGGATAAGCCCACTCTGGAACATACCCCATAACTGTTTCATCTGCGGATGGTAAAATTACATTATTTTTAAAAGCTCCGCTGAGTGTAATAACTCTTCCGACTGTTCTTTTAGCAGTAGGAATCCAAGCATTCGAATACGTTTCAAAATTTGCTGCAGGATTTAATAACGTTGGATTTATTGTTAATAGATCCAAATAACTTAAGAAGACATTACCATACGTGGATGCGTATAATTCACTAGCCATGGTAATTCCATCTGGACCATATGATGCATTATTTGATAGAGAAGTATTTGACCTTGTGCCAGCCCTCGCAGTATATATTCCGGCGTTGCTTACGCTCCATGCCCATGCAGGTTCATTTTTAGGAATGTCATTCCATGCCGAAGATGCGAGAATAGTCGGATTAATTATCAATCGGCCATTCAAATTACTCGCCTTCAGCTTCCATTCGGATTCGTAGCTTCCTTCAAGGGTAGTTGTATAATCCATCTCATTACCATCAATTGTAGTTGTTCCCGAATTGATAAATTTAGAACCACTAATAGTTACACCAGATATATTTCCAGCTGTAATATTCCCCAAATTAGCAGTGATTGCAGACAATGTAGTAGCTACTATATTATCTGCTGTAAATATATATAGATTAAATTTGCTGCCATTCCATTGATAGGTAGCCCCGATAATATATCCACTTGCTCCTGTATTTTGCCAAAGCATACCAACATAGGGATTAGTTGGTACTGTCGATTGACTGATTATTCCAGTCGGATCGCCCTTTTCACCTTGTTTTGCTACAGTGTATGAAGTGTTTGTTGTATTATCTGTGAAAGTTAATACTGTCCTTGTCCATAAGAAGCTTCCCGCAGCTACTGTGGGAATTGATGTGGTCCACCCACTACTAGGCGCTGTTGTCCCACTAGTAGAACTAGCAAAATTGATAGTTGTACTTTTAATCCCATTACCTGTTGCTCCCGTTGCTCCTGTCGATCCAGTAGAACCCGTTTCCCCCTTTGCTCCCATCTTCCCCACAGAATATGCAGTTGAATTTGTATTGTCAGAGTAAGTAAGAACAATTTTTGTCCAAAGGTACTGGTTCTCAGAAACACTAGGTATTGAAGTACTCCATGTTCCTGTAGGCGGTGTTGTACCAGAAGTACCAGCTTGATAGGTAGTAGCGCTAGACACGATTCCTTTTCCATCAGTTCCGTTTGATCCGGCTGGCCCTGTGGCTCCTTGCTTGTTCTTCACGACAATCATTATCTTTTGAATTGTCACAGCTTTGTACACCGCTTGGTATGTTGCCGTTCCAACATCGGCTGACAAAGCAGTAACTGTATAACGGCCTGCTGAATTGATCGCGCTAGTCATCCCAGTTTCAGAAACCTTCGAATACGTCACACCAGATGAAACTTTAGTTTGTCCCTCGTAGATAATAAAATCTCCAAGAGCTTTCGTGAAGTCAGTTACTGTGCCAGATGCATTAGCAGGTACTATAATGGAATCATTTGAAAGATACCCACTGATGACTTCTTTTGCATCTTGGCCGTTTGCTCCGTCTTCTCCATCCTTACCATCTTGACCTGACTCACCTAAAATTCTTTGCCAAGTATATTTGCTGGGATCTTCGCTGTCCGTAGGTTCATAATCAGTGTATGTTCCGGCATACGTAGGATAGGCGTTGGTAAAGTCGTCGACGGGTCGTGGTGTCCATATTGTAGGGAGCCCTTCGGCAACTGATTCCTCAATTTTACTCCCCCATATCGTAAACTCTAATGCACTGTTGATATTATCTCGATAGTATACGAATTGCATTGAAGCAGTCCCAGCGTCACTTTTTCGACTACCAAAAATCACACGCTTAGTTTCTCCGGCTTCTATAGGCAATGTAATACCTAGGTTATTAGATATGCGTAATCGGGTAGTACCGGTGTTCTTTATATAGACGCTGTGAACGTAATACACACCAGCAGACACCAATCGACCGGCGGCGTGAGTAGCGACAATCGTGTCGTTGGTTCCAACATTCACTGGAAACTCATATTTCACGGCATCTGTTACACCCCATTCCTCGACTGTCTGGTTAGGCGTCCGAGTGGACGTGGCACCTTGGTACATGGTCAATGTAACGGGGTGCGAATTTCTAAGCAAGTTTTCTCCCGGATATTGCGTTGTAAATCTATCCGTACCGTCAGCACTCCAAGCATAAGCCCAGTGTGTATAAGGAGTTTTTCCATCGACACCCGGTGTCCCAGGGATTCCTTGATTCCCTTGATCTCCTTTGTCACCTGTAGCACCATCTTTCACCTTAACAATACTCACTGTATCGCTCAGATTGTCCAAAGTTGCGGTAATGGCGATCAGTGTCCAATCTTTATTGTTCCACTGGGCACTTGTTAAAGTTCTGGTGTTACCAGTTCCACCGAGAGTGATTGCGGTTTGAGCAGTGTTACCAATATAAGGAATAGCAGTGAACGTTGCAGTTCCTGTGACGTTTTGAAGCTTTGCCGATATATTTATCGTCTGTGTCGTCTTAGGCGTGTCATCGGCATTAAAAGCCATGTTTTCAGCTGAAGCAGTTAGATAAAGCAGTTTTGCATCCGCTCCGTTCGCTCCCATCTTTCCTACAGAATAAGCTTCAGTCTTCGATTCATCTGTATAAACCAGTGTCGTTTTAGTCCAAAGATACTGATTTGCTGATACGGTCGGAATCGTTTCTTGCCACCCACTTGTAGGCGGCGTGTTTCCGCTTGTTCCTACCGCATAGCTGATCGATTTATCTTTGATGCCTAATCCAGATTCACCTTCAGCCCCCATCAGAGTTGGAGTTTGTGTTTCGGATGTTGTGTTATCGGTATACGTTGTGACAACCCTTGTCCAAAGATACTGACTAGCAGGTACATTAGGTCTAGTTGCTGACCATGTAGTTGGTGGGATAGTTCCACTCGTTGATTGTGCATACGTTGCAACCGGTGTGCCAAGTATCCCTCGACCATCGTCACCGTTTGCAACTTTAACTAAACTAATTTCATCTTTTACGACAGGCATTTTCCCACCTCCTAATATGTGATAACCTTATCTGATCCTTTGCCAAATCGAATTAAGTTAAATTTGCGCTCCTTAGGATTTAGTACAATTACATCCCACAAATCTTCTTCCAAAACTCCAAGAGGTCTATCTGCTTGGTCTTTCTTAGGACGACTAACAGAGCAGCCGATAGAATAATTCACGATCCCATTGTCACCTTTCGTTATACGATCGGTATGCGTATGGCCATGCGCTAAAAAAGCAAGCGTTCCTTTGCGACCTTGAAAGTCACAAGAAATACTTGCTTTAAAATCTGTATTTGCACTATAGCTTCGGCTAAACGTCCCACCGGTGACAAAGCCATTGATAATTCCCTCAACCATTTCGTAGTTGTAAGGGTAATAATTCAACGATGTAGAATATCTTTTTCCAAAGGGATAGTGCTGATAGATGGATACCGTCATGTCGTCTGGTGTATTCTTCAAGGTTTGGTAAAACCAACTAATCTGTTCTTGTCGATAACCAGCAACGTTTATACCGACATATTTTAAGTAGCCATCCGTATCTAAACCATCTGGTATATCCTGTGGGTTTAATATGATTACTCTATGCTTTTTGTCCGGAACATCGTAGTAGTAATAGCCCATTTTATCAATTGGATTTTCGACAATATCAAAGATCGTACTTGGTCTTGTGGCAATTTCGTACATCTCTGTATTGGAAAGCATTTGGCGCCCTTTCCCGTGCAAATATTCAAGAGGCGCTTTGGGTTCGTAATTTTTCACTACTTTAGTGATTGAATTCGTTCGACTATCTCCCCATGAATTATTACAGTGGTTTCCCCAAGTAACGAAGTACGGTGCATTTGATAAACCTAATGTACCTACAGCTTCACGGAAGTTCGCCATAGCGATATTCTTATTCGCTGTTGATCCATCGTGAGTATCACCGTTTAGTACCACATAATCGACATCTACAAAATTTGTTAGTTCAGCAACATTCTTGATATGACTATTGCTGCGACCATAATTTTCTAAATCATCACGTCCAATAGAATCCGTTGCATAATGAGTGTCAGAGATATGAATACTAGTTATGGTATCTTTCGTTTGCAAACGAAGTACTTTTCTAGCTGCATCTCTTAGACCGTTCAGAAAATAAATAGCCTGAACAAAATGGTTATCAAATACAGTGAGCGTGCATTTTATGCTTGAAACTTCTGTGAATTCAGTCCCTGATACTTGCACAGTTGGGCCCGCATTTTTATATAATGTTTCCCATGCTGTATCGTGATTGCCATCTTTATCCACCTTAAACCACAGGATATCCTCGACTGAAACACTAGAAGTGATATCGACACCGTCTTTATATATCGTTGCAGTGATATTCGTTGTTTTTTCTTCACCATCAACAAAGCTAACACCATTGTCAGAGGTCAATTTGACTAAGTACATGCTATCCGGCTTATTCATTTGTTGCTGCCTAGCTAGCAAATCACTGCTGATCAAGCTTTCTAGAAGTTGATAGTTTCCGACAACCGCTTTGTTCTCAGATGGATTACTTCGATGAATTTCTTTTGAAAGAACTCTGGCTTTTAGACGTAGCGCCGGGTTGTAATCCTCGTCTACAAATGTTAACCAGTCACCTATCTCAAAATCACCGTCATTGAACAGCATATCGACTTCAGCTGCGAACGTTGGTTGGCACCGTTCTTCTAAAATAGAGACAGCTTCGTTGTAGTTATCTATTTGAGCAGTGCTAGAACTTGCAAACTTGCCGGTGATATAACCACTAAACCGTTCATTAAAAGTATTTCCACGACCGTAGAGAGCATTTGATTCACGATCATAGACAATGGATTGACCAACCATAGTAAAGAAACGACCATCACCGATCGATATATCATCAAATCCATGGTTCGTATCCTCCAAGGCGGTGATCACGTTGTCAATATCTACAGATTTTTGCAGTGATATAACATCAACACCAGAATATAAAACTTTGTCCGATTTATCAGCCCCTATTTTATAATAGATGTTTACGAGTTTACGTTTTACTTTTGTATTTTGAAAATCTACTGTGAATTTCATTTCACATCCGAAAGCTTCGCAGACCCTTTGCAGCCTTGCTAGTGGTGTTTCATCACTACTAGTATCAACTAATCGCTTAATATCTCTGCTAATTTCGTTCACACCGATTTCCCATCCAGTATCGTATAACTCTCTCTCAACATAGTATTCGATATATTGCTCATTGTTACTATCAAAAACAGTCGCTGATCCATTTCTTAGTTCGGTACCAATATCTACACAAGATAGAGGTCGAGTAGTTTCATCCTCTGTTTCAAGCGCCCTGACGAACAAGCAAATATCTTCCCCTTGATCATTTTGAAAAACAACATTAACACCTTCTTTTATCAAAGATGTTTCAAAGGGTACATTGGGATCATAGTCATTTATCCTTGGTCCAGTTTGTTTGAGTATATCCATAGTCAACGTGTTCAATAGCGTACCGTTAGTCAGTTCTACAGTATGGATGTCATCTTCAACCACAATGCCGTCTGAAGCTTCAGTATCTATCAAAGTCAAAGGATTAAATTGTTTATCTAAAAAGTGATAAATCATAAGTAACGCTCCCTTATTTCAAGATTCCCAGTAAATGTGCCATCTGAAACTGCAACTATTTCTGTATTTCCTTTTGGTGCAGTCAACACCTGACTGCTGCCGATCACACGGTAACTATCATCTCGAATACCATTGATATACACTCGGTTAGTTTCACCTTCAACGAAAAGGTTGTCTCCACTGTAGAAAGTTTTAGGTATTAGTGATTCTGTTTCAGTATTATATTGCGTAATCCTTGTATGAGTAAGTTTAATACTCATCTCTCGATCGCTTTTCCACTTAGCTGCAAACATATTTATCAAACTAACCGGCAGCATTGCTACGGCATTGTTATACCAGTTTTTTGTTGGAGAACTCCAAGACTCTTTCCATGTAGTTGTATTCAACCTAACAAGACGAAATGTAAATTGATTAGCAACCTTTTTCATAATTATCGCTCCAAAGAACCCGCCGCTTGTCGTTAAGACACTAGCAGGTAGATACCCTTGAAAAGCACGATAATCCCCTACAAAAAATGAATAACTAACTCTATCCTGTTTACTTTCGGTATCTTTCATCTCAAAACCTATCACAAAATTGTTATCCGCATCAGAGTAATTAATTTCAAGCAGTCCTTGACATGTTGGACGCTGTGCCGATGTTCCAGTTGGTTTAAACTCAAACCGATGGTACACTTCAAAATCGGTCATCGACTCGGTAAGTAACCTCGTTAATGTTGGCCCATGCCAGTATCCCGGTTTAGTTTCATCAATTGATCCATAACTTGATGGAGTGACATCTTCAGAATTCCATTGCCAAGCGCCAAGAATTTTTGACGTGTTATCTCCGTTGTCATAGTTATGTCGAATACGACCTACATTTGAAGACCACAAGCTTCTAGAAGGCGACCCCATATTATCATTCATAATCTTATCAGAAGCCACAGCATTGTCTTCATCCTCGGAAAATGATGTTCCTAACTGTACGATTCTATCGGACGAAACAAAACCGATAGAATTTGCATCACTTGTAAAAGTAACATTGATATCTATCGGCGTTTTATATGTTCCTGTATTGTTTACTTCTGCTAGCACACCTTCACTTGTTGATATTATCTGAAATGGTTTGGGTACCATAGCATGCGCTAATCCATCTTCACATAAAAACTTCAACTCTCCGAAAGCCTCTCCTTTGCTATCAAGTGATCGTTTCCAGCTTGATTCTCCTGTTAATTCAACTAACCAGTATCTATCCGGTTCATCTGAGAACCAAAGTCGCTGCCGTTCTTCAGCGAATAACACATTTGCCAAATCATCCTTTGTCTGTCTAAAGTTTCCACTCAAGGCGTACAATGGCAAAGTGATTATTCTATGTGCAAATCTTTTGTTGGTTGCACGAGATCCATTTGCTTGTGCCATCTGAACCAGATCATGTTGCACTTCAGGAAAGAGACCACGATCTGGCTCATCGGTTAAATCAAAGTAATCTGACAAACTGACATCATTTAATTTAATCTCTAAATCGCTAATCATATCGTTCTCCTTCCTGCTTTGATATCATTTAGTTTTTGTTGATTTGTTTGTCTAGTTTCAATTGATTTCATTACGTTTCGTCCATCGAGAATTAGCTGCATATTTCTCAAATCTTCACCGAAGTTTGACATGATATCTATCAGCATCTCAAATTGCTTCGAGTAATCTTGTGTACGGAAATTAATTGAACTTGATTCGGTTGAAGGAGTTAGGTTCCTTAGATTTCTAACTAGAGAAGAATCTTCCGGAATACCCACGCCGTCAGCATACTTCGGAATGCCCAAGCGCCGCATGATCGATTTAGTGAGACTAGCTCGAGCAACTTTCGTTCCTGCAGGAGCATTGGGAATATACACATTTCGACCTTGAGGTATAAATGGAGCCTGCCCAGGGAACTGAACCAACTCTTTGTATAATGGTCCAGATTGATCATTTACGATCATATCTCCGCCCGGATGATAATTTGTACCCTTAGCATTTGGAATCGCCGTCTGTCCGGTTCTTCTCCCACGATATTCAACATCGATAACAACATTTTTGCTATATACTTGAGCAATTTCGTTCTTTGCTTGTGTAACCTGTGAATAGTCTGCTGTTGCATGAAGATGCTTAGCACCAACCTTTGTCTCATTATAAAGATTCAATTTCCCTCTAGCTCTATCAAAATTATTTACGGCATTTGTGTTGTTACCTAACAATGTTTTTAATGCAGGAGGAAGTTTATTATATTCTTCAAGTGCTGCTTTCGTTTGATCAACTGTTAGTTTTGCTGGATTATCCGCAATTAGTGTTTTTAATTGTGGGGAAAGTCCATTCCATTCTTCAAGTTGACCGTTGGATTCCATCAGCTTGTATACTGCATCTGCATTAGTTACTCCAAGTAATTTCCTATCTGCGTTGTATTGATTCCATATGCCTAATTCTTCGATCGTATCATATAAATCAACTTGAGCTTGATCTCCATCAACTAATAATAGTTTTTCTGTTAGATAAAGTTCATTCCATTTACCTGATTCACCCATTGCAATGGCAATTTCTTCTTTTGCATTTGTAGAAATACCAGCATTTTTGGCTATAAATTTTAGCTGTTGCCACCCTTCATCTGTCGAAGCCATGTCTTTCAATACATCAGCCATGTTAGTTCTGACTTCGCCAGTTTTGGGATCAAGCGCCATCTGATTCCACTGCACATCAGCTTCTTCAGTTCCCTTTGCCAACATATCAAGGTTTTTGGTAGTATCATCTACACTTGAATTCACTAATTCGGCTACTTCATCGACTGTCCAACCATACTGTTCCCAGACAGCAGACATTTGCTCTAAACTATACCCTTGCTCTAAGCGTAGTTTTGCTAAACCTAAAATCATTGATTCTTGGGTTTGCCTATGAGTCTTGTCAAGCTTATCCATTTCGACTTTATAAGCTTGAGTATTCTCGCCCCACACATCAGCTATAGCCTTCTTTTGCTTTTCGTAGGATTCAGTCTCAGCATTTAATGCCTTGCCGACATTGTTCGCTCTATCTTCAAGCTGCTTAGCTGTCAATTTTGACAAGTTATCCTGATATGCCGATTCTATTGCTATCCTCTGATTTTTATCGAATCCAGCTTGTTCTAACTGTTTGTCCGACAATTGTTTGTAGTTAGCTTCAATATAAGCTCTTTCTTGATCCGATAAGTCACGATTGTTTTTGCTAGCATTACTAAGTATTTCGTTGATTCGATCTACCCGTTTTTGCGCCTGTTCAATCGATGCTTTATTTACTTGCCCTTCATAAGCGATTGCTTTTTCTGCTTTCGCTTTTGATTCTGGATCTTCCAAAGTCTCAGCAGCAGCTTTCTTTCGTTCAACTTCTTTATCCATCGCAGCCTGAATTGAGTCCACAATTTCTTGATTAGCTTCTATAGCCTTGTCAGCTGAACCACGCACACCATCGGCATACTCGTTAACGTATCCGACAGCTTTTTCTCTCAACTCATAAGACTTGGAAATGACCTTGTCTTGTTCTTCAGTTACAGCAGTTCCCCACTTAGCTCCAGCAAGTTGATGCTCATCGTATGCTTTTTTACCGGCGTACACAGCAGCTGCTACTGTACCCAAAGCAACAACCCCTATAGCGATTGGACCGGCAAGCCCAGCTATTGCTGTACCCATACCAGCTATTCCACCAGCCGCTGCCCCAGCTGTTCCTGTGCCTACAGCAGTTGATGCCGCAGTACCTACACCTGTAATTGAAGTTGCCAAACCAGCAATTGCTTTCTTCTCAGCAGAAGCTGCTACTAGTTCAACGATTCCTTTCGAAAGTTTTCCAATACCTTTGGTGGTACTTCCAACAATAGAAATACCACTACCAAGTAATTTGAATACTGGTCCAGCTGCTGCAGCCATCAATCCCCACTTGATGATATTTTGCTGTTGTTCTTTATCTAAAGAACTAAATGACTTGGCCAAATCCCCTAAGCTCGCAATAAAAGGTTTCGAAGCTTCGAGCCCATCTCTCAACGCATCTACTAAGGGGCCACCAAATTCTATCGCAGCATCTACTACTTCGTTTTTCAGCATTTTTAGCTTAGATTCCGTTGTTTCGTAACGCTTGCCAGCTTCTTCAGTAAGAGCGGTGTTTTCTCCGAACGCTTCGTTCCCCATTTCTACGGCACCGGCGAAAACTCCACTGGCGTTGGCTGCACGAAGCAAACTATCTCTCAGTCGAACTTCTGTAATACCCATGCTATCTAAAACGCTAATTGCAGACGATCCCTGTTCTTCGGCTTTTCCAAGGCCTTCGACAAACTTCATGATTGCTTCAGAAGGATTCGATTTGAACATATCTGAGAATTTATCACTCGTCATCCCAGCAACATCGGCAAACTGTTCTAAGCTTGTTTTTGAATTATCAGCTTCTTTGTACATCTTTTTGAGTTCAGCAGATGTAAAGCCCATTTCCTTTGATACGCCAGTTAATTCTTTTCCACCATTTCGAACTGCAGAAACAAGGCGCTCCCACGATACACCTTGATCGTCCGCATGAGATTTCAGTTCTTCAAAAGCGCCTGTACCCTTCTCGACAGCTAACTGCATGTTGATCATGACTTTAGAAAATGCTGATCCACCTGCTTCTGCTTCTACACCAACAGAACTTAAAGCGGCCGCAAAACCTAAGATATCCCCTTCGGACATACCAATTTGAGCACCGGCACCAGCTAACCGTAATGCCATCGCTGATATTTCAGATTCAGTTGTTGCAAAGTTATTACCTAGATCTACCAACGCAGAGCCAAGGTTACTAAATTTGTCTTGTGACATTTGAGTAATATTAGCAAAACGAGCCAATTCAGTAGCAGCTGTTTCAGCGCTCATGTTTGTTGATTCACCCAAATCAATCATTACTTTGGTAAATGCAGAAACATTTTCCGTTTGAATTCCCAACTGCCCTGCAGCTTCAGCGACCGCTGCGATCTCACTATGCGTTGATGGTAGTTCTTTCGCCAGATTCCTCAAACTTGCTTCAAGATCATCATATGAATAAACAACGTTACCATTGCTATCCACAACTTCGTCTGAGGTTTTCTTTACACCAGCGAATGCTGATTCCCAATCTATCGCTGCTTTAGTAACTGCTGTTGCACCAGCAACTAAGGGAGCCGTCACACCAATTGTTAATGCGTTTCCTACTTTTGATACACCACTACCAAATTTTTGTATTCTTTCTCCTTGTTTGATAAGTGTATCGCCCTGCTTATTTAGCCAACCGGTTACTCCTTGTGTTTCCACTTGCATCCTAGCGAGTTGACCTGCGGTATTTTGTAACTGTAGTTTATAGTTTGCCAGTTTACCGTTAGCATCTTGTAACTGATTAGCTAGCCGCTTAGTGGAGTCTGTAGCTTTACCGTCAACAAATGAACCATCATAAGCTTTCTTGAGGGCGGACACTTGGTTTTCTTGTGCTTTGATAATCTGTGTTAAACTATCGTATCGAGTACCTAATTTGCCAAGTTTGTTTCCTGCCAAATCAGCAACTTTCATATTTGCTTGCATTTCTTTCGCTAGGTATTGTACTTGTTTTTTAGAATTAGCAACACCTTTCCCAAAATCAGCATCATCCAACCCTAACTTTATGACCATATTTCCTAATGGAGTTACACCAGCCAAATCATCCGCCCCCTTTCACTAAATCAGCCAATGGCTTAATTTCTTTTTGTTTCCTATTCTTCTTTCCTTTTGGTGTTTGTTTAAACATAATTTCATAAAGGTACAGCGTATCTGTATTCAGAACGTCATTGATCGTCCAATTGGGATAAATATTCAATATAGATCTCACAACATCTAGCTGTAACTCATGATGATCGGACGAATTTATTTTCCGTCCTTTTTTCCTTTTGGGTCTTTCTTATCTGTTGGAGCTGATTCTTCCACGTCTTTCTCGTAACCTAAGACACGATACATAATGATTTCCATGATCAGATCTCTGTCCCATGCATCGATACCATCTAAAAGGACAGTTCCGGTTAAGTCTTTATCATCAAACAAGCCGGCTACAAACTCAGCACGGAATTCAGTAAGCACTCTGGCTGAAGGAGCAATCTCATTGCCATCGTCATCTTTCTTAAAAAGTTTTGCTTCGCCATCCGTGTAATCCAAAGCTTTTGAATAAGGCACGTGACTTTGCGTGAAGGTCTTTCTTGTTCCATTGATCATTAAATCTAATCTGATTTCTTTTCCAATTTCTGACATGTATAATTCCTCCTATTAATCAAAAATAAAAAGGCTAGTCCGAAGACTAACCTTTCTCATCATTATTCACCACCGCCACTTGGAGGCGTATCATTACCAAGAACGGCTGTTTTCATTTTCGTAACTGCTTCTGTTCCGAAGGCACGCAAAACTTTCACTGTCTTTTCATTCGTGTCGATTTTGACTTTTCGAGAGATTGCGTTGTAAACATACTCGCCAGCTTCTGGTGTAAAATCTTCATCGTTTTTAGTGGCCAGTGAAAAACCATCACGATTAAACGAACCGGCTACCATAGCAAAAGCTACTGGTTCGCCATATAAATCCTCCGCTTCGGCTACAGCAGCCATATATGGAGGCTCTGTTTCGTCACCAAAACCGTCGATACCTTCAGCCATTTTGATCAATCCTAAGATTTCTTGCTCAACTTCTACAGGTACATCTAGCAGACCGAAATTTGCGGCTACTGACCCAGTTCCTTTTCTAGCCAAGTAATATTCAACGTTACCAGCGAATACTTTCACCGCTTCTTTGGATAATCCAGTTAAGTCGAAGGCAGTAGGTCCACCTTCTTTTTGTTTACCTTCTAAAATGTGAATTTTCGCTGTTGTATCTGGTTCCAATGCTGTGGTAAGTTTTCGAACCGATAATTTATCAAAGCCATAAGTTTCCATTTATAAATTCCTCCTAATAAAAATAGACACCGATTAATAATCAGTGTCATGAATTTGTGTGTGTTTTCGATACCGCCTTGCATCAACAAAGCGTTTTGTTTCAGGGAAATATTCGTCAAGCCCACCGTTTAGCTGAGCGTATCCAAAATCCCACATCGCAGCTTTCACTGCTTTAGCAATTTCTTTCGTCAAAATCCTTGATTGAGTTTCAACGTTAATTTGATAACTGAACGTTTGCGACATCTCTTTGTTGGCAGCATAGTAAGCACTAGTTGGCGGTCCAAGTGGTGTATCGATGATAATAAAAGGTTTGGTCGAATCGAAGCTTTCAGGTACTTCATAGAATTTGATGTTCTTTGTAGTCACCTCTTTTGCAATCGTAGGATCAGCAGATAAAACATTGTAGACTTCCATCATCATATCTTTCATCGTGCTAACTCCTCCAATTCTGACCGCATCTCTTCAAATGCAGATCCTTCTGTTTTGTCAACAACCCCTTGTAATTTTCCCATCCCTCTAGGGCTAATGTACTTACCAAACCGAGTATAGCCAAATTCATTCAAATGCACTAAGCGCCATCTCGAACCTTGCCCCCAACCAACTTCGATCGTTTTAGGCGGTCCTTTTTTTACTCCGGAAACAATTACTGTGTCATGCGTTTCACCTGTATCCATGTAACTGGATACCGCCTCTTGCACATCTTGTTGCAGTTTTTGCCCATAGTTCTTAAGCGACTTATTTACGATTCGGTTGGTTCTTGACGGACCAAGCTTGGCTTCGAGATTCTTTAGAATCTCATCCACGCCTTTAACTGAAACGCTCATGAAGTCACCCCCAAGATGATTTTAAGAAAATCGTTATTTTCAACATCTGGCGCAAAATCTAAAATATCCCACACATCATCTTTGTAACGAAAATCATCCAAGACCACTTTATGAGCATTGTTTGGTAAGTAGTCAGTAAATGGATCTCGAATCTTGATAGTGACAGCTTTCTTTGTTCCTTTTCCGCTAAGGATATCTCTATCCTTAGAAGAAGGATTGTAAACTAAGCAAGTGCAGTAATACAATTTCTTGTTGTCTTGTTCACCCGGTTCAGGTCCATCGTTTGGTTTTACTTCAAAAAAAGTAACCGGCGTATTTAGATCACCGGCTACAATTTCAGGTCTTTCATATTTTGTTTTAATCGGCAACTTGATCACCTACCAAGTCAATTGAAGCATCCATGATCATCACTTGGAAATTGTCATAAAAGTATTCGAGTGCCTCGTTTCTTAAATAACGAGTACGCTCATAGACCAACTCTTTGCCCTTTTCATACTTTGTAGGATCGAACTCTCCAATGATCGATTTAATATCGGCAAGCCCACTTTCCAGTTGCTTGCCAATACTTTCATCTTCGGACGAATGAAAAATACGAAAACGTTCCTTGAATTCATCAATAAACACTTGATCGTTCATTCATCATCCCTCCAATAGATCAATTAAATCTTGCTTCTTAGCGTTGCTTGCATATTCAATTGCACGCTCGTCTAACAACGCTTTTAGTTCTAAAACCGTAAGGCTAGAATAGTCTACAGTCGCCATACGAGCGTTAGGCGTTGCTACTCCCCCGAGCCACCATCAACATCTGCAGGGATAGCAATATCATATACTTGAGCTGCATCGTTGTTTGTTGGTTGTCCGTTACCCAACATATCAATCGCATACAAAGTTGCACGTTTCATTGCAAAGGTTTCTTTGTAAACTGCAATTTTTTCAGGACGAGATTGAGTGGCATCATATTCACCGTCAATAAATGCAATCAATTTATTTTCAGGAACATCTAAAGATTCGATGATATGATCTTGCGAAATGAATGGCAAGTTCGAAACAAAAACGCCGTTAGCATTTTGGGTTGTAACTCGAGCCACAATATCGTAATAATTAACAGGGTTTACAATCAAGTACACTTTGCCTGAAACCTTACGATATTTAGTCTCGCCGTCAGTATCGTTGTCACCAATACGATGTGTGTATTTTGAAGCAGTTTTCAGTACCTTAGCAAATTCTTTTACCATAGTAGCAGAATCCTTGAAAGTCAAAGTACCAGCCGATGCTTTATCAGGATATACACCTCCAGTAACAGCTCCATCCAAATCTTTCAAAAGACCAATCGGCTCGTTATTACCTGTACCAGTAACAATTTTCACTTCCCAAATGTCAGAAACAGCTTCACGTAAAGATAACTGTACATACCGATTGATCCAACGAGGACCTAAGTCTAATGTATCATTAGAAATTAGCATGAATGCAGTCAATGCAAGTTGCGTGTATTCTGTCGAGTCGAATTCCGCGTCAAGTTGCCCTTCTAAGTCTTTGTGTAATGGTCCAAACACCGCCACACCTTTACGACGAGAACGAATGACCTTAACTTTACCAACGGTTGATTGGAAATTGATTAAGCGCAACAAAGGATGATCTTTTTCCAAGTCTTCGAATACTTTTTCAAAGATTGTTTCTGGCCATACTAAATCTTTGTCAAATCCGCCAGCTTTTGAGACTTCATTATAAAATTTCGTTTCTTCAGCAGTTAAGGTTGGAATCCCCCGAGCTTCTAAAACACGGTTGTCAGTTACATTCTTTAATTCTTCGTACTCAGCACGTACTTGTGCACCTGCATCTTCTGCAATGGCTGTGACGTAAGCTTCTAAAGCATTGTTTACTTGTTCAGGTGTTGCATCTTCTTTTGCAGAAATAGCGTTAAAGATTTTCTTCGCATCTGCAGTTTTGTCTGTAATTTTTAACATAATTTATTCTCCTTTTCGCAATCGTGCGATTAATGATTTTGGTTTTAGTTCTTGTTCCACTTGATTTGTAACAGGTTGGCTTATATTAGCCATCGCAACAGCGACAGCATTTTGAATCATAGATGCAATATCTTGTGGTTCTTCTTCCGGTTCGGCACGTTTCACAGAATTAGCAAATCCGAATTCGACTGCTTCGTCTGCCGTGAACCATTTTTCTTCATTCATCCATTCACGCAACTGATCAGCTGATTGACCGGTCTTGTCTGAATAAATTGCTAAAATTGAATCATCAATAGTTTCTAAAGCGTTCAGCGTTTTTTGGATATCCTGTTTATTACCCCAAGCAAAGGTAGAAGCTTCGTGAATCATCAATGAAGTGCCAACATTCATGATCACTTCGTCAGCGCCAGCAATGATGAAAGTTGCGGCACTGGCTGCCAAACCAGTTACTTCGACAGTGACATTTGATGGGTGATCTTTTAGGTAGTTGTAAATTTCAATCCCTTCAAACACATCGCCACCAGGACTATTCAGTTTGATCACGATATCATCTGTGACTTTATCCAGTGTTTCTCGGATATCTTTCGCATTAATGACATCATCATCACGCCAATATTTCTTTTGGACATTGCCACTCAAGGTGAGAATGTGCTTACCATTTTGGATTTCGTTGGTAAATTGAAACGGTACTTTTTTAACTTTCGGCATTTTCGTTCTCACCCCCTTTCGATGTTTCTTCATAGTTCTTGGTCATATTAATTTTCTTGCCTTCACCATTTGGTAATTCATCGTAGTCAAATACGTCACGGACTTCATCCACATAGAACGCTCCTGAAGAAGCAACTTTATCTAGTTGCGTAGCTTTCTCTATTATGCTGACTGGCAATACTTTAGAAACTTTGATGCGCTCACCTTTTTGGTATTCTTTTTTGGTAATGATTTTGGCCATCAACTCATCCTGAAGCTTCTTCATCAGCGGAGCGATACAAAGTTTACGAAAAGCATCTAGATTTGAATCAAGGTCAGCTTTTTCACCATAAATAAGCGCCGTAGGAACTCCTATGGCGTTTGCTACATCATCGATCAACGATGTTTTCATTTTGTTCAGTTCATCCAGTGATTGATTGGAAACCCCTTGTTTGTTGGTGTATTCTTCGTACTCGAATCCTTTGATCTTTGCTACAATTGCTACAGATTTTGTTTTGAATGCATTATAGACCTTGTCGATATACTCTTGTAACCTTTGGCTTCGTGTCTTGCCGTCTTTTCCTTTTTCTTCGTTAATACTTCCGGTTGAATCGATAGAGACTGATCCGCGAATTTGATTGTTTCGCATTGCAATTTCAATGATTCGCCCAAATAACTCCGAATAGTCCTCGAACAAGCCCTTTGTAAAACAATCAAGTTTATCATTGTTGTATTCAATGTAGATTACATCTGACATATTGAAGCTTTTTTGAAACACATAGTTCTTTACAGTCACGCCAGTGAACACATCATCATAAACGGCATATTCCGTACGAGAAAAATCATCAGCTATCAGCAATTGGTTATCTTCAGTAAAAATGACCAGCACTTCGTTGTCGTCCATAAGTCGGTAGAAAAACTTTTCCCAGAACGTTGCAGCCGACATATCATTGTTAGGTCGAACATTCAAAATGTATTCCCAATCAGCAGTCCCATCTTTGTTTTTGAACTTTACTTCCAACGTGGACATTGTTCTTGCGACAAAATCTAGCACTGTATTCTTAGCCATAATTTTCAGATATGCTCGAGCGGACTCATCATCACCATAGACGAGATCAGGGATCCAGTCCGAAGGTTCTTCATTTCGAATGGACTGCTTAAAAACATCAAATAAACTCACATATTTTCACCACCTTTCAAATGTGATATACTAAAAAAAATAAACTTTTGGTGGGCTCTGCAAAGCATCCCGGGTAATCCTTTGTATGTCGCACTTCCTATAATAACTATGTTGTTCGTAACTTACTTCATAACCATTAAAGGGGGGAATGCTATGCAAAATTTTAAAGAGGTAGTAAAAACACTGATTTGCTCAGGTCTATACGATACTTTAAAAGGAGGTGTGGCATTCGGGTGTACCAAAGGTTTATTTTATTTTTGTAGCTTAATTTACCTTCACTTTCCGGCAAATCGCCTACCTGATTTATTTTTGGAACTGTTCAGGTGGTTTCTTCTTGTAACCCAAAGGCGTTGTAGTTACTTTAGTGAAATAAACGGAGTTACCAGCCATTTCGTTTTTTGTTTTTCGCTCAACGTTTAGATATTGCGGTTTATACATAATATTCACTCACTTTAAAATTATTTTTTGATATAATCTAATTAAAAGAAAGGGTGTTTTTGATGACGACTACGCTAATCAGCTCTAAAATACTTACTGAATCTGAATTGTTAAACAATTATACATTGGAAGAGTTAGCAAGAATATTTGGAGAAGTCTCTGCATTTTATTATTCACAAAAAAACAACAGTTACATGGAAATAGTTAAAGATTTAGTCAAACTGAATTGGAGCTTTCAATCTTCAGATATAAATTTACTCATAAAAAATAATACTCAATTGTCAAATTCAGATAAGGAATTCATTTTAGAGCATTTATATTTATTGAAACTATTTGTTCCTCAAGGTAGCGCACCTTCAAATGGTCGAAATAGTGAGCCTTCAAAAACAAACAAAACTGTTTATAGCACTTTGATAGCAGTTGCTGCTACAGTTATTTTACCAACTTTTAGTTTGTTAGCTGATATTCGTGCTAACGATTTAAAATATGAAGAATTAGAAATGCAAAAAGCACAAGATGAAGTTGAAAATTTCCTAAAGGAACGCGAACTTGACTTAAAAGAAAAAGAGTTAGACATTCAGCAACAACAACTGGATAATAAATAAATTTGTAATAATTAGTAAAAAAATCGAGCGCTAATGCGTTCTTTTTTTGTTCTAAAATTCGATTTCATCCAACATATCAAAGGCGTCATCGTAGTCGTAATCAATGATTTCATCAGCACGCCATAGACAGTATTCAAAAGCTTTGAACCCGTCTGTCTTGCGCCGAATCTCTTCTTTCTTCTTGTATGATTTGTTGCCGTCGCCATTCGTTTTTACTAGTACATTATTCGTGTACCAGCGCATCAATGGATTATCACCAAAGATAATGTGATTATTGGCGAAAGCATCTTCAATTCTAGGTGCTAACAGATTATCTGCTGCTGTTGGATTTCTAATCACTTCGATTTCAAATCCTTCCTCCAAAAACAATGGTCGCAATAAATCCATCCGGAAATTATCGGCTACTATTTTCGTTATGCCGTATTTTTCACGTTGCTCAACAAACCATCCGACAACTGTTTTAGGATCGATTGTTGGTCCATCTATGACCGTCAGCAAACCTTTCTCTTCCCATTCCCTTATTGGTGCAAATTTTTCTTTTGTAGTTTCAGAAGCTTTACGAGAATACCCGTAGTAAATGTCCACAAATTGCTTTCTAACGAACGAATGGGTCTTGAATACATAATCATCCCCATCACGAAACAAAAGCCCACAAGCGGCGAAATCACGCAGACTGGCGTAGTCTACCCCCCCAATGGCTTGTTTGCCGATTAGGTTTGTTGGGAATGGTCTGTTTGTTGCCAGAATCTCTTCACGACTAGCCACCGATCGTTCTAAGTCTGTGACAGGTAAATTCATACGTTTAGTCATGAACTCTTCCCGGTTGCTTGGGTCATCTTCCAAATCTTCGTATTCTTCCATAACCGTTTCGTAAAGATTGTCCGCATACTCAGATAGTGGCTGATGAAACATAGGATTGGCTAATTCCCAGTTGTCAGGATCATTGACCTGCTCCTCTGAATCCAGTTTGCAAATGAAAGGAAAAAGAGCATTGAAACGGACTGAACCGCTCAACACTCTTTTCGCTTTTTCTTTCATGTTGTCCAAGAATCCCTCGCGAACATAACCGTCAGTACCCACATAAAACTCCCTCGGGTTCGGGCGTTTACCAAGCCCACTAATATGGACTTTTACATCTTTGTTCGATTCGTATCGATGGATTTCATCAAAAGCTACTGCTCCATCACGCAATCCATCTTTTGTATCGCCATTACTAGTACGGAATTTTATTTTGCTTCCAGTCTTTTTGCTGGTGATCACTGACTTCCCATATTCGAAAGCTTTTTGTAATGTCTTATTCCGTTTGATTGTATTGTATATCTCTTCGAATGAAGTTTTGGCTTGATCCTCACTATTGGCAACGATCGAAACGTTGTAGTCCATGATACCGTGCATTTCAGTCTGAAGGAAATTCAGCACGACTGATAACAATCCGTTTTTACCACCGCCACGACCAAACATCCAAAGGAACTTTCGGTAGACATTCCGGTCATTCTTTTTGAAATAAAAAAAGATAAATGCAATTAAGAACTTCTGGAATGGCTGCATTGGGAAATACCATTTCTCACCATAAGCAATGCACTTATCAATCATCACATCATCGAAGTAAACATCATCCCGACTAAGAACATCACGTTCTAAATACTCAATTAAATCTGCTCGCTCTTTGTTAAACTTTATTTTCCCCGATTTGAATTGTTCGATATAGTAATCAACGTGTTTTTGATGAATCATGTTAGATCACTCTCATCGTAATCATCTTGATTATCAGTGACTACTTTACCGTTCAAATCATCAAGGTTAAGGTCTTTACCAAGAGCAATAATTGCACGAGAAATCGTAACTTTTTGAGCGATTGCTGGGTTAGTTTTAAGATACGTTTGAGTGCCGTTAAAGCCTTCGACAATTGGTCCGTATTGCTTAACAGCTTTATCCATTTTTCGATAAAGCCTAACTAAATCAAGGTATCTCTCAACTTTTTCAAGTTCCATCTGATCGTTTACGTCAATCTGTCTCAGCAACTGTTTCTTTAAATCTGACATCTTCAAAGGCTCTCACCCCCCTAGCAAAAAATTTTAGTCATAAATTTGGACAGTTGCCCCCTCCCACCGGTTCCCTAGATTGGGATTTGACCCCAAAATAATTCGACCGGGGGTGTGTTAGTCCCCACTTTCTTTTGTTATTCGGTCCTGTTTTGGGATTTGGTTTCCACAAAATCAATCGACAATGAGATGTAATCGTACGTTACCTGTTCTCTGTCTGGTGCTGGATGAGTTTCATTGTAGTCCCCACCAATTATGATCACATGACCAGCATCAACTCGCTGCTTAAATGAATTCAACTTATCAATTGTATCTTGAATCCAAGCGCTGGATTTATGTCTTGGTTCATTTAACATTCCAATCGGTTGTTGTTTTGACTTGCCATTAAGCAGTGCATCATCCAATGCTCGACAGAATTTTTCTTGAAGTTCTTCATTCGCATTAACGACTTGATTAAATGCCTGCTCCCATTCTTCGTATCCCTTTGAAGAAAAGTTAACAGTCACATTGCCACTTTCAACAAATTGTTTAGTAAAGTTTTCGTACACTATATCTTCATCTCTGTACTTTAGTAATGCCGCTTTGAGACCTAAACCATCAGCCGCCCATTTATCAACCAGGAGTTTCTTACCACCGATACCATCAGCATCAGAGGTCGTTACTACTGCCGCAGGATATAGTTCCTTAATTCTAGTCATCAAAGATTTATTTCTTGGACCGACTATAATAGTGTACCTTCTGTCTTCAACGTATTCCTTTAGTGTATTATAAGATGTCAAATTCATCATCCCACTTTCTTTTTCGTTTATTACCACGATAGTTCATTCGCTTGTGCCGCTTGTTGTGGCAGTCCTTGCATAATGTCCTTAGATTGTCCGAATCATATGCCAGCTCTGGATTTGTTTCTAACTCTTTGATGTGATCAACTTCAAGTACAACTGGATTGCCATTCTTGTCAAAGCCACCATCGATAACAACTAGCCCTTCTTCTTTACACCACTGGCATTCAAAGTTATCTCTTTTAAGTATTGACTGTCTCAATTCTTTCCACGCTGTCGATCCATAAAACCTAGCACGATCTGCTTTGGTTTTGACAACAGGTATCATTGTTCTTTGGTTAATTGCTCTGTGTAGATAGTGATCAATGCACGCTGCACTTGTAAGATTCCATCTACTCCTAGCTGTGTAACATCCAACTTCATTCGCTCTTTCAGAAGCGTTGCATTAACAGGAGCCTCAAGCGATCGCTTCATCGTGTAGTAATTCAGTGCTGCAAGTTCATCTACCTTCAGTCCGTATGCCGTAATAACTTTCCAGAACAGATCAGCAATAGCATCCATGTCCTTCTCTTCTCTTAACTGACTTAGCATCTTGATGAAGTCGTCTTGTTTTTCTTGAACAGATTTCTTTTTGTAGTCCTGTGGTTTCTTCATTTTTATCACTCCTTAGACATAATAAAAGACCACTCTATGAGTGGTCTAATGTTTTTGTCTTCAATTTTACATATTCCTAAACCTATCAAACGCTTCTTCATCTTGAACGATTTTAAGAATTTCAAGTTCTCTCTCTAGTGCTAGTTCATTGTATTTTTGCAGTCTATTCTTATTCGATCCATTTATAATGTTCTTCAATAAATCCGTCAATGGTTCTCCAATTCCTTGCTTGAAATTAAACCCTATGAGCTGAAGTACATTTAATGTTTGAATAGAAAGCAGAGATTTGAAAGCATCTAAAGATTCTATAAGCTTTATTGTTTTTTGTTTTTCATTTTCATCATCTTGAGTACGTGCTATTTCCTGTAAGAATTGCTTAAGCATAGGTAAAACAGTATTAGAGATGAATTCTAAATCTTCATCACTAAGTTTCTGTGCGACGAACTCCTCTTGATATGCTTTTGCAATCGATTCTAGTTCTTGCTTGTCCTCTAAAAGCTCATAAATCAAGTCATTCATTTCAGCAATTATCTTTTTATCATCCCTACTACTTTTTACAGCTTTAATCTTTGCTCCGATTGAAGTTGCCGTGCTTCTTACTGCTACCTCTGCAAGACGTGTGCTTAAATCAATTAAATGTGGATCCATTATTCGTCCTCTTCTCTAATATAATTTTGTACACTATCAATATATTACAAAGACAACAACGAAAGCAATAACAAAAAGACAGCACTAGCGAATTTCGAAATGAGGAGTTTCACCTCTTTCAAAAAAATTGTGCTGTCTTTCGTATCCATCAAAGAAGTAAAGCGATGAGGGATTAGCCCCCTTTCGGTATTTGGATTAGTGTGAGTAGTCCAACAACCGACTCTCCGTTTCTTCTACGCTATTACTATAACTCGTTTAAATCAAGAAATATACACAGGCTTTGAGGTCGCATTTTGTGGCAATGTCAAAACAAACTTAATTGATCTTGGTCTGCTGAATAGTAGTCCATTTCTTCTTGCTTCTTCAAGCGTTCCTCTCGCCGTGCCTCATACTCATCCACGAATGATAATGTCTTGCGAATCTCTGTATGCCGCTTTCTGATATAGGATACGCTGTAACCTGTCTCATCTGCTATATCATAAACATCCATGTCATCAATATACTTTAATTTAACAATTTGATTGTCTGCACCGCTGAACGAATCAATCAATTCCATCAGTTCAACTTTTTCTTTTTCAAGCAGCTCTAGTTCATTCTCTATAATCCTGATGTTTTCTTCCAACGATGATGATCTTGAATTCTTTTCAAGGCGCACGTTTGATAAATCACCGTTGACCCATCGATCTAATTCCAACCTACTCTTGTTAAGATTCCATTTCATGAAGAGTATTTGTTCTTCTAAGTCTTGGTAGTTTTTAAGCCATTGAAATCTCACAAACGCCACCCCTTTATGGTAAAATAGTCTTGTCACAGGTCACTTACCCAAAAGGTAGTGGCTTTTTTTATTTATCAAAATGTGAGCCATGTTGATGTTCTTCATCAATGATCAAACTCTTCAATGTCTTACCAAGAACTTTTTTATTTATGGTTCCGTTCGCCTTGGCTTTTTCTAGTAACTTACGCTTCTTCTTTTTTACTTTCGATTTTTTCTTTGGCAATGGCTTGCTTCTCCTTTTCATCTAATTCTTTACCGAAAATCACACTTGCGAATACTGTGGCAAAAAGTACCACGGCTACTATCACTGCAAAGTCCATCATTTATCCCCCTGCTTCCATCGCATCCCTGACTAACGGATCGTTAATAATAATCTTGTACTTTATCTGCTCATACTGCAGTTGCTGTTCTAACTTCACGATCTGCTTTTGCTGGTCAATTATTGTATAGGATAGCCAACTTGCAGAGATTATTGCAGATAGTATTAATACAATAAAATACTTATTCTTCATATGAAGCATTTCATCCTTCCTTACTATTAGTGTTTTCATACATTGGTTTGATACAATATAACTGTCAGGCGGAAAACTGGCAGTTCACTGTTTGAGATGGTATGTAATTTGCCATCTCTTTTTTGTACTTGACGGATGCTCATTTTTCACTTTAGAATGTTTGTAATGCCTTTATATTCTTTTAACTAACCCTTTCAAGTTTTTAGGCATTGCCAGCAACTTTATAGTTGTTAGCTTTTTTTATTTGCTCAAAAAGACTGATTAAAGTAATATTTAAAAAAGGCAACTCCTAACCAAATGCAATTGAGGCCCGATTCATTTTAAACTTAGTCTTTCCAGTACCCGAATGCTCCAAGGCACTGGTTTTTTTCGCATATATATAATTTTTTTACTTACACACTTTGTTCTGTTATCCTTTACTTCGAAGGTGCTTTTATGGATAACTATAAGAGAATTGATATATGTGATTTATTTGATTCAAACAACGCAGATATAAATGACATATTGCTTCAAGGTATATATGATCGAGAAATGTATATTTTATGGTATGAAATAATTTTTCCTTACAAAAATATAAAGATATGTGATATTTTTGAAAATGATTATAAACTTCATTTATAGTATCAATTGAGATTGTTGAAATTGTATTCATTCATCTGATCATTTTCTCTTACTTATTTGATATAAAACTATAAGAGGTAAACTAATGAAATTTCATAATTATAATGATGTAGATAAAACTTGTCTTGGTTTAGCTGGAGCTGTTTTTGTACTAGGAATAGGATCAAAGTTCATTTAGATTCCAGCTGCTTGATTTTTCTTAGTTACTTTCCGAAAAAATTATATGCTTAGGTATTTTTTTAGTTATCGCTGAAGATAAGCTATTATGATTCTTTATTACATATTAAGTATTAAATGACATACATTTTTTCATATGAGATAATACTTTAAATGAAAGGAGTGTTTATTATGGAAATCAACAAAGAAAATCTTCTGCATTCAGCTTTACTAAGTATTCATAAGAATGGTTATCTAAGTTTTCAAGATCCACAAAATCTGAATACATCCTCCAAGACATCATTAAATCAGTCAGTTATTGAAATTATCGAAAATGAAAAACTAGCCAAACATATTACTAGCAATGCGCCCTTCAAATACGATATGAGTGACAGTAAATCTATAAGTTTATTAGAATTGACTGATGCTGGTCTGGAAAAACTGAAAGAACTAAAAAAATCTTAATAGGATAATATTGGTCTATTTTGTATCATCGAATAGCTGTAATAGTCCCTATACTCACTGATTACTTGTTCACTAATTGACGCTTACAATCGTCAACTATTTTTAAGCATCTCAGTAATAATAGGTTCAGGATCCTCAAGTTAGTCAGAACTGTTTTTTCTTTGGTATAATTCATTCATCAGTATTTAGATGCTGAAATAGTTAATGCGGAGATGATTCTATGATTGACAGTGAACAACGCGCTCATGACTTAGCACTTGCTTTTCTTGGATCAGGAATACCCGAACATAGGGAAAACCTTTTACTTTCTTATGAAACTGATGAAACTGATGGTCGCTTTTCTAATATAGATAGTTATGTTATTAAATACAAAAAATCTTACGACTTTTTGTATGAGTTCTTTTTGACTGAATACGAAGAATAATTTCTAGTATCCTTGTATAACAGTCAACGTTTTTTATATCAAACAATAGTTTTCATTGATTACAGTTACTTTTAATTTTTCGATTACTTAGCCCCATTGTTATGGGGTTGTTTTTTTGTTTGCTATTTCGTCGGATAACTGACTTGGTAAAATATAAAATATGTTACAATACATAAAAGGAGGTATTGCTTTGGGAACTTTTTTAGCTTTTATTTGGTATATTTTTATAGGATTTATGCTTTATGGAATCATCAGATTGGCAGTTAAACACGGAATATCAGATTCCAAAAAAAATAATTTATGATTCTGTTGCTACTCTTTTAGGGTAGTTTTTTTTAATTCCACAATTTTGGTGGATTGCTGACTTAATCAAGTAGTAACTATATCGACAATGTTATATTCTTCGTTATATTCCAACCAAGGTACTTCACATACTTCCCCACCGACTGTTGCTGTGACTTTTGAATCAAGCGGGTAGTTTTTGGATCTTCAATCAGTTTTGCAACTGTCATTATCTCCTTTACCTTTTCATAATATCTATCATTGATTGACATTTTATTTTAAATCTTTATAATTCAACTAAATACTCAATGGAGGTAGAAAATACTTATGAATAAAAACAAAGCTATTGAAAATGAAATCTATTCAATAATCAATACGTGCGACCAGTTAATTCACGAAGAACGTTTTGATGAGCTAGTTAATTATTATACTGATAATGCTATTCTTGTTGTAAAGCCAGATACTGTTGTTTATGGACGTGAAGAAATTAAAAATGCATTTATAAAGATTGCGAAATATTTTGATAACTCTATTAAGCCTATCGAAGGTAAAATGATTTATTTGATTTCTGGAGATACCGCATTAATTCTTGCGCAGACTTTTTTAGAAGCAAGTGAAAAAGCGAAAGAACAGTCTGAGTTTTCGATGGAACGTCGAGCAACATATGTGTTTAGACTTGTGAACAATCAATGGCTCTGTGCTATTGATAACTCTTACGGAACAAATTTAGTTGAATAAATTTTAAATATATAGTCACTTACAAAGTGGCTTTTTTATAATGCGGGCATTTTTTTTAAAGATGTACTAATTTCCTCTTGAATTCCTTTATCTCTGTCGCTAATAAACTTTGACCCTTTTAACATCATGAACCATTTGATCCCCTGTTTTTTCGATTGTAGATACACATGACAAATTCTGATTATCTGCCGTGGTCTCTGTTTTGAGTCCTGCTCTTTGGTCATATTTAACTTGATCCCAAAAAGCCTTTTCAGCTTTTTTTCTGCTAGAAAAAATGGCGGGACTTGGATCGTCTCCTGTTGGTGTGGAAATCAAAATCCAAACATGTTTCATAAATCTCACCTCATTCCGTTATCTCTGTCTTTACTGGAAAACCCCAAATCTATCATTTACATCAGCAATAACTACCTCTATCACTTTAAATAAGTCTTTATCGTTAAATGGCTTATCTAAATCTACCTGACGTAAAAGAAATGATGATAATGTAAGATAGGTAGCATCTCTAGGAGTTTCCTCTTGCTCTATTTGCATTTCAATCGAAGCAATAATTCTCATGAATATTTTTGATTCCTCTTCACTTAAAGCTGACGTCACATCTTCATCTAAATTCATTTCTCATTCCTCCCATTCCACTATTTCTTCCGATTCTGGAATTATTTCAGGTCACTGGATTTAACGAAAACACCATTAACCATCTTTCCAGTCCGTCCTTTGATTTCGTCATAAGCAAAATTCAAACATTCGTACAAGTCCATATCATTTTGCATTGCCAAGATGATCAAGGTTACTACTACATCGCCAATACCATCTCTTAGTGCATCTCGATCGTTTCTTGCTAATGCAGCTGCAACTTCACCAGTTTCTTCGACAACTTTCAACATTTGTTTGCTAGAATCTGCTTTATCCAATCCTTTTTCTTTTGACCATAGTTCTACTAATTCAACTAACTCATTCATGAATTTCCCTCCAATTATTTTGATTAATCGTAATCAACCCCATCGTCAATGGTTCCACTCCAATCCTTATAGCGGTAAGTCCTTCCTTGTTTATCTTCATGACCATAACGTAATAAATCGCTCATCGTTCGATTTGCTTTTTTGCACTTCCGACATACATCTTTCCGAGTACCTGTGAAAATCACTTCGCCTTTGTAAAGAACCTCTACAATTCGCAAATGGGATTGCTCCCCTCTCCAGAGTTCAATACGCAATGTTTCCAGCTCTTCCTCGCTTATTGGATCAATCTCTCGATCATCAAGGTTAGATAGATAAAGTAATCGTTGTAGTTTTAAAGCACGTTCTCTGTGACGCTTCTTTTTTTCATGTTCTTTCTGCTTCATCGCCTGTTGGTTCTGTTTCATATTGATCACCTCCTGCATCTGCTGGCTTAAACACATATTCATAAGGCTCCCACTGCTTATTTCCGAGAAGGCGATAGTACTTCCCTGCAAGTGTAATAATAAAATGATAGGTATCTGCCTTCTCCGGTACGTAACATCTTGCATAGTATTGACGGTAATTCTTGGGATTGTTAGAAAAATACTCAACCGTCCATCCTCGAATCTCGCAAAACATGGTGAATTCGACACGTGCTACTTTAAAACTGGTTATTCTTTCATCCATAGGATCACCAATTCGTTTTATTCAGAAAATCGATGTAGCCCGGCGTAGCAACCTGATAATCTTCCAACTCTTCTTCAAGAATGTACTGACGGCCATATTTTTCTTTCATGTTCTGCCAATCACTCCATGGGATAAACCCAACGGTCTTTTTGATCATGCAGCAAACACCTGCCATCGCTCCTAATTTTTGATGGAGATCCAACAAGGCCGCCTGATTTTGTGTGATCACTGATTTTTTCAATCGATCCGTTGTAGTCATCTTTGCTTCAAAAACAATGGCACGTCCATCCCAGAGAGTGCCTTTATAATCTGGTTGAGCTTTCCCGATCGGATAAACGATCATTCTGCCATCGCCGAGTATCTGCTTCACACGAAAAGGTTCAGGTGTTTTTTCAATTAAAGCAATTTCTTTTGTTCTGTAATACCAACAACCTTGATCAATCATTTTTTCAAAGATATCGCCCAAATCATTGTTTACTCTATTTTGGTAATTTCTTGAAGACATCGTTTCTACCTACTTTCTGCATTAGTTTAGTAATAAATCCTTCTTTGTCATTTTGACCAAATGTATCTAGTGTTCTACGATAAATGCGCTCATAGTTTGCTTTGTCTTCAAAGCAAACGAATTGTGAATACCGATCACTCTTAACTATTCCTGCGTATGCTGAATGATCATTTAACTTGTTTGATGCAGCATCGCAAATTTGCTGATTTTGAAGAAACCGGATTTCCTTTTCTTCTGATTTGATTTCCAATGTTTTAATACATGGAGAAAATTTCCCTTTGTTTTGATCATCAATGTTTAACATCAAAAAGACTTCCTGCATCATGTCGATACAATCTGATTTATCAAAGCAGGCGACCAGATACGTTTGTTTACTTTCCATTTCTACCTCTTTCTCTATCCATCATCATTTCTGAACAGTTCGATTTTGAAATACCACCCACGATCCTCATCGTAGATTTTCAATATATCTCCTAAAATCCGATATTGAGGAAACCTCTTAAGAATTTCCTCTGCTCCATCATCGTTGGACATACCTAATTTATTTAGTTTTCTAAATGACCAATAATCATCATTCGTTGTTTCGTGTGGTTCTTTAAGGTTTCGACTCTTGGACCATCGCTTTTGACCTTTCTTCCACTGGCGATTCTCCCATTTCTCTTGACCAGTTAAATAATTGACCAAGCCTTGCATCCCATCTGAATCGTATTGAATGTTTTGCACTTGCCTTCGACCAAGAGGCTGCTTCTTCTTTCCTCGTCCTTTAGACCAAACACTCTCGATTGCATCCCGTGATGGTCCATTGTTTAAAACGATATGGTGATGGATTCGAGTGATATAGCCTACTTCCTCATCATATTGATAAGAGGTAAACCACATGTACTTGAGTTCGAACCCTTCTTTCTCATAGAGCCTTTTTAGTTTTTTCAAAGTGTTTTCTTGATCACGCTTTGCATCAGCAGGCTTTTCAGGTAGAAACTGATCGGAATAAGTGAACGTGGCATAGTAATCTTTCTCTCCAAAGTTTGCATATAGGAACAATGCGGCCTTTCGTTTACTTTGGGCTTGATTCCATCTTGCTTGAGATAAGCCAGTTACTTTCTTTCTCCTACCTCTGGGTTCTCTGCATTTTCGTTCTTGCTCGATCGTCCTACTGTAAAGTCGGATTTCTTTATATGGTCCTGCTTCCACTCTGCGTTCTCTAACAAATGATTTCTTCATGACAAACACCCCAGAATTTTCTACGTCCGTTAAGTTAGTATCTAATACAAGGACGATAAAACGCCGAAATAGCAGCGTTTTTTTGCAAAAATAGTCTGAGGATGGTATACTTATCTTGTCGGAGATAAGAAATACCATTCTCAGAAGTCGCCAAATTTGGCGGCTTTTTTTATTGTTCTGAAAACTGGAAAAGAACCTTTTCTTCGGTTTGTTTTCCAAGATGAAAAATATGGTGATAAAGAGTCCTTCCACGCAACTGAAATGTTTCTACTCTACCTCGTTCAGTTTTCGCTTCAATACTGTATACATAATTCTCGCCACGTTTTCTCATACGCACCTGCATCACAATTGCAGGCATCTTTTCCAAATACTCGATCGCCTTCGATAACATTTACATCACCTGCAGCTTTCACTCATACTGGATTCCGCCCTTTTTAACCAGATCCGGTAACAAATTTGGGATGGCCATTTTTAACTTTTGAAACTGGTCATCTGAAACAACGAAATATAAAGCAATCGTTGGTGTCTCATCGCTATCAAATGAACGATCCTCTACTTCACATGTCGATTCAAACTTATTCCAGATAATCGACTTAATTTTTTGAGTGTATGGCTTAACATACATTCGATTAGTAGTGAAAATAATTTCTCTTTCTTTAAACATCTAGTTACCCTCCAATCATTAATAGGAAACAAATAGCTAACAAAATACCGTTTAACAATAAGCTGGCATAAGCAATCCCTTGTAATTGGCGTGCTTTGTACAAAGGATCGTTGTGGAGTGTTGCTAACCATTTTTTATTCATACACTCGCCCCTTTCTGTTGTATAATTGTTTAAAACGGGTGGTGATTAATTGAATTCTTTCAAAAAGAATTTATTGAGTCTTTTGTTAAATTTAGCTATATCATTTTTTTTGTTGTCTTTTTTGTTCATTGTTGTTCATGCAATAAGTCAAAAATTAACGAATAACAATAGTGTGATTTCTAAACTAGCATCGATTGATTTTTACTCCTTTTTCATAACTTTGGCTTTAACATCATCTTTTTTGATTGTTGCTACTTCTTCAATTGAATTACTTCTCAGATGGTTTAACTTTAAGGAGAAAACAATTGAGTCATTCTTCATTTTTTCTTCAAAATTTAGCTACGCATCTTCTCTCGTAATAACAATGCTTGTAACTCTTACTGCCGAGCAATTTGATATTTTAATTACAACTCTATCTTTTATTGGAATTTTTACTTTTATAGTTCCTGAAGAATTCATAAAGAAGTTTAGAAATTGATTTTGAAATAAACTGAGTCAAGTAAAACCAAACTATTAATCCGTACAGTAAAGCGATACTTTTAAGTATCTCCATCAATATCCCTCCTTTTTGCGAGGGATATTTCTAATTGTTCTATTTAACCGATTCTGATAAATGAACTCTTGATAACTTCGGAGTTCCCGAATCGATAAATCTCGTTGTGACTCGGTTAACGGTCTTTTGCGATCATTAAGTTGATCGTGTAAACTTCTAATTTTTTCTTTAATAAGATCATGTATCAGTAGTTCTTGGGATAATGTGTATTTCATTTGATTCCTCCTATTTCTACATGCTGGCGGGCATTAGATTTTTTTATTGTTTAGGAATCTTTTTATGTCCTCACGGTCAAATCTGGTTTCCTTACCAAAAGGTATTTGTGGTAATCCCTCGATGATCCATTCGTTAATCCGTTCTTCACCAATCCGGAGAATTTGTTTCACCTGCTTCTTCGTTGGATATGGTGGAAGGTCTTCAGCTTTGATCGATTCTCCTACCTTTTGAAGAACCTTAGCAGCAATAACTGCTGCTAATTCTTCCCCAAATGATTCTGGTATTTCTATTGGTGCTGAAATGATTGCCATATTAATCACCTCTATATTATCTCATAACGAGATATTTCATTTTAAAAAAATAAACTTGTAACTGGTTGTTCAAAGTAATTTGAAATCACCATCATCTCGTAATCTTGAAAAGGATATTTCCCAGCTTCTTTCTTTTCATACTGTTCTCTCGAAATCCCAATGATCTCAGCTACTTCACTTGTCTTTAGTTCTTTTGCCCTTCGCGCAGCTCGTAACTTCTCCTTTGGTACAAGGAACTCTATTTTAAGGTGCTTTTTATCGACTTTTGAAGACATTGTTCATTCCTCCTTTCAACAAAACTATATCTCATAACGAGATACTCGTCAAGGAATATTTATCTCCTTACGAGATATTTATTTACACATTTATCGCAATGTGATATATTTTTATCATAGAACGGAGGGTAAACTTTGAAAAACCTACTTGGACCTGCTATTAAATCTTTTAGAAAAGAAAAGGGTATGACTCAATCAGATTTGAGTAAACTAACTGGATTTAGCCAGAATACAATTTCTAATCACGAAAATCAGAATAGGGCTATCACGGAAAAGGATATTGCCACATATGCATCAGCACTCGGAGTATCCCCTCAGCAATTATTTGATTATGTTACAGATCATTCCAATGTAGTAACTTTTTCAAAGGACTCGGAGTCTATTATTTCAATTTTTAATAAGCTTGATATTAAACGTAAAAAAGAAGTTCTAGATTTTGCTACCTTTAAACTTTACGAACAGCAAAGAAATGAGGAGATATTTACTATCGCTGCCCATTCTGATGATCCTAACAAAAAAGTATCAAAAGAAGAATTCAAAAAAATTAATTCCTTCCTCGATGAATTAGATCGAAAATTTGATAAAAAGTAGGTTTGTTTATGGATGATTTCGAAAATCTTATCGCAGATGTTGCTAACGAATTACCAGTTATCGAAGGCCCCATTGAAAGTGAAACTGGCTTTATCTCTCTATATAGAAATGGGAGAATATATCTGGAAAAAAATAATACTAATAGAAAAAAGAAAGTGGTTTTGGCTGAAGAATACGGTCATTACAAAAGAACTGTTGGGAATATTCTTGATTACACAGCCCCAGGTGCTTGGAAGGAAGAATGGAAGGCACGAAGATATGGGATTGAGATGATCATTACTTTAGATGATCTTTTGAACTGCGCATTAAATGGATGTAATACCAAATTTGAGTGTAGTGAATTTCTCAATGTTACTGTGGAATTTCTAGAGGATGCATTAATCCATTATTTCAATAAATACGGTACTAATCATTATTATCGAAACTATAAGTTCAGATTCGATACCGAATCTATTTTTGTAGAACCATTAAATATCTATGGATAAAAAAGCCTATAGAATGAAATGAGGAAAGAAAATGAAAAAAGTTGTTTTTGGGATTTTGTTTAGTATCTTCTTACTTTCTGGATGTAGTAATAATAAAGATACGACTAGTTATTCTTCTGATAAAAGCGTTAGCACTTCAACAACATCTGAAACAGTAATATCAGAGAATACATCTTTATCAAATCAACCGGAGGAAAATGTAATCACAAAAATAAACACTCCTGGCGAAATTAAGTATAATGATAAAATTATGTACACAATAGAGATTACTGAGGTTAAAGATGTCACCGAAAAAGCTAAAAATGAGCAAACTAATAATGAGAATAATCTAGATTTCTATTCTAATGGTAAAGCGAATCAAGCGGTAAGTATAACATTACTTATGAAAAATTCAAGCGGAGAATCTTTGGGTATGCCTTATTTGGATAATCAAAAAATTATTGACGAACTCGGAATAAACAGTGTTGGGGGGTGGAAAGATCAAGGTGGATCACTTGTAGAATTTGGTTTTTATGATTTAGATCAAAACGGTAATACCAATCCAGATATATATGAAATAAATGATGGTGAAGCAGAAATGGCCACATCTACGGTTTTGCTAGCTAATCCCAGTGAAACTTTGAAACTCACATTCTCATCTGAGATGTACGGATCTTCAATTGAATTTAATGTTCCGATTGAAAAATAAAAACACGCCCCTCTTTCTTGGCAGTCAAGGAGCGTGCTAACAAAAAACTGATGTTTATTTGTTGTACATAATTATACCAAATTGAAAGGAGTGATGCCACCTCGTTCTACATGCTGGCGGGCAAGAAAGGACGATAAATAATGATAAAAAAGTATAAGAAGAAAGATGGATCTACCGCCTATATGTTTCAGATATACTTAGGCGTTGACCCTATTTCTGGTAAAAAGAAACGAACAACGAAACGAGGGTTTAAAACACAGCAAGAGGCAAAGCTTGCACTTGCTCGTTTACAACTAGAATCAAAAGAACCTGATTTCATCACTGAAACAACAAAAACATTTGAAGAAGTATGCAATATGTGGTTAGAACAATACAGAAACACAGTCAAAGCTAGTACTTACACTATTCAAAAAGTTGCGATAAACAAACACATTCTCCCTTTATTTGGTCATATCCGAATGAGTAAGATTACTATTCAATTTTGTCAAAAACAAGTAAATCATTGGTTTAGTTACTACAAAAAATACTCCAACTTAATCGGTATCACGACATCAGTATTCAATTATGCTATCAATATCCGGTTACTCAATAATAATCCAATGGATGGTGTAATTCGACCAAAAAAACAGCAAAAAGTAGATGAAGAGGACTACATCGCTCCTTTCTATGATCGTGAACAGTTGCTTACTTTTTTGTCGGTGGTAAAAGAAAATTATTCAGAACAATTATTTGTGATGTTTCGAATTCTTGGGTATACGGGTCTTCGCAAAGGAGAATTGCATGCGTTACGTTGGAAAGATATTGATTTCGATAAGAAAACTCTTACCGTCAAACAAACTCTAGCAACTATTCAGAATTGGGAGTTAGTTTTTCAGCCGCCGAAGACAAGAAAAAGTATTCGTACTATCTCTTTGGATGATGAGACGCTGGGTCTGATAAAAAAATGGAAATTACACCAACAAAAATTTCTTTTTCAGTTTGGCATAAACTCATTATCTCAAGAGCAATTGCTCTTCCCTTCTACTGAAAACAAACCGCTTTATCTAGATTACCTGAACCATAATCTTTCGAAAATCCTGAAAGAAAATAATTTGCCTAAAATGACTGTCCACGGATTTAGACATACTCATTGTAGTTTACTATTTGAAGCAGGTGTTTCAATAAAAGACGTGCAGGAACGAATGGGCCATACTGATATTAAAACTACTATGAACATATATGCTCACGTAACTGAACAAAGAAAAGAAAAAACTGCTCATGACTTTGCAAACTTCATGGCAAACGGCAGCCCAGATCCAGATAAAAATACTAGGGGTAGTCAATGGGGTAGTCAAATGTAAAAAAAAGAGGTTTCCCTATAAATAGGAAAACCTCTAGAAAGCTGATAAAACAGCCCTTGGACAATGTTTGTCTTATTCTGCAGCGTTGTTGTCTTTGAGACCGTATTTCATATCTTTGAATTTATTAATAAGGTCTAGTATTTCTCAATTAGTTTAAATTCAGTTTTTTTAGTATTGTCATATACTCTATAATTTCTCTTGATTTCTTTTCGGGGTAGTCAAGGGGTAGTCAATCCGCCAGCATGAAACGAAACAACATACATAGTTTTCAAAGCCTGTGTTAGGCTTTTTTACTTTAATAATTTTTTCTGTTCGCTTTACAAAACGAACGTTTGTTCTTATAATTCTTGCAAGGAGTGATTGATATGCAAATACCACTTGCGCACCAGCGGACGTATGCCTTTGAGCGTTACTATTATGAATTCGTCGAACGCATGGGTCCAGCTCACTTATTGTACGATCAATTTGTTAGAACCATAGAGAACTTCGGCAAACCCTACTTTACCGTGCCATCAAGCTATAGTGGTTACCCAAAAGAATTAGCTTATGTATTTAAGAAAGAAGGAGACAATTATCTGTTCGATCACGTAAGAACACAAGACGAGATTCTCCGAAAATACGATCCTAACATAAAATACAAACCGGGCGGGAACTGAAATGAATCTTATTACTCAATATGAGCAAGGCTACCTATCTCTTTCTGAGTTTATAAATGAATTTCCGAACTCGATTTCTGAATCCCAGGAGTACTTATTTGGAACTCGCTGTGTAGAGTTTTATGTTGCCGTCACATTAGTCAAAACTGATTGTCATTATTATGTGCAAAAATACGGAGGCGATCAATGTGAAATCATTGAAAGGTGTAGTTTCGAAGATACGAGTGTTGAAGATGAGCAAGACCCCTTTGGTGCGGTTCTCGCTTGATGGAGTGAACTGTTTAATTGCAGCGCATAGTTTAAACTTCCTAGCCGATGTGGATGAAGGAATGCAAATTGTGGTTGCTGGTGAGTATAACGATCGCAAACAGTTTGTTGTAAAGAAGTATTCGGTGGTTGGCAAGACGAAGATTATGATTGAATTTGAAAAGATAAATATTCTATAAGTGTTTTACTTTGCCTTTTGAGTGAATTACTATATCATAATTATTATGATGACGGAACATAGTTCCACTTGCACGACATATGAGAATATGCTGTGCTATTTTTATGATTGATACAATTTTATTAATTTGAAGGTGGGCCATTAAACAATTTTAATTTGTAATGGCAATATCTGAAATATTTATCAAAACGATTGACATCCAATAAAATAATGGTATATTAAAAATAAATATGCCAACGCTCTCACTCCTTTAAGGCAGATACGTTCTGAGGTGAGGGCTTTTTTTATTTTAAGGAGGTTGCTATTTTGGAAAGTACGCCTGAACCTTTATCCTACATGAAACAATTAGAAAAATTGCAAAGTAGAGGAATGACATTCGATAATTGGGAATTTGCAGAATCGATGATTCAGCAGATAGGATACTATAGAATTAAAGAAGCTGCTTATCCTCTTGCAAAGGTTGTTAACAAAGAATTAATTTATGATGGAATTAGATTCCGAGATGTCATCACAAGATATCTACAAGATAAAAACTTACGAGTATACTTACTCCATTCAATTGAAGAAATTGAAGTTTCTATAAAAACAAAGTTCTCTAACACATTAGGTTTTCATGGACCATTCACTTATTTAGACTTCTCTTCTTGGTGCAATAGAGAAGAGTATTGTAAGCACTATTTAAATGATCAACAAAAAAACTTTATCTATCGTTTAAAAGCCAAAATGAGAACATCTAATTCTCGTGATATCAGAGACAAAAGAAATTTAAACGAGAAAAATCTTCCAACAGTATGGTTAGCTACTGATATTCTTACTTTCGGAGATATCCTTCATTTACTTGAGTTAATGTCTAATAATAATCTTAAGCGAATTGCTGACTGTTATGATTGTACTCCAAAAGAATTTATTTCTTGGATAAAGTGCTTAAAGTTTGTCCGGAATATTTGTGCTCACAATGCTAATATTATTGATATAAAGCTAAACACAACACCTACAATTATTGAGGAGTGGCGACCTCTATTGTTTCAGTTTTCTGACGGAAAATACACAGATAGAATCGCGGTTATTTTATGTATAATAAATAGAATGATGTTAAAAGTTAATCCTAACTATAATTTCAATAAAATATATTCTCCTGTTTCTACAATCATATCTAGAGATAACAATATTGCAAAAACTTTAGGTTTCAAAGGTCATAATTGCCTTAGTGAATTATTTCCAAAAAGTCCAAAAATAACTAACCGTCCCCACAAAAAAGGATTCATCAAATGAATAACGAATTAAAAAGTGAAGATAAAGAAATATTACAATCTTTAAATAGAATTGTGAATATAATAAAAGATGCACTGGATAAAGAAGCGATAGATGCTGCATTTTTCTGTAGTTTGTCAATCCCTGATATTATGGGACAATTTTGTTATCCTGAATTAAGGGAGTATACAAATAAAAATGTTGTAGGTAAAAGATATATACGATGGTATGATGAGCATGTTTTTAAATATGAAAATCCTCCGCTAAATAAAAATTATGACGACAATATATTTCAAAATATAAACCAAATAGATGGAACAATACTATATGCTATTCGGTGTAAATATTTTCATCAAGGAAGTTTAGTCCATAATGAAGTAAAAAGTAAATTACAGAAGAAGTATCATAAACTAATAGGTAGTAGCGAAAAAGAACTAAAGCTAAATATTTCTTTTGATTCCACTGGAACATCTTATGGATACTCTACAACAAATTACGATAACTTCGTAACTATCAAAGTAAATATTGGTAAAAGAGATTTATCTAAAATTT